CTTCGCCGACCATTGCGTATGTGGGTTTATCTACAATACCGCCACGCGCCAGTTTGGGGATTTCGGGAACGGGCGCTCTCCAAGTCAGCCAGCCGAAAGGCATAACTCCGAGAATGTTAATGTTCTGGATAGTATCTAATATGCCATTTAAGCCCTTAAACGGCAGACCGATAACGGTGTTTATACCAGTTATAAGGCCGTTTACAACGGTTTTAAACACTGATATAATACCATCCTTGATGTTTACGAAAACTTCTCCAAGAGGCGAGAATACATTAACAATACCTTGCCAAGCTTTGGAGAATATGTCCGAGAAGAATTTAGCGACGGTGGAGAACACAGAACAGATACCGTCCCACGCGTTTTTCGCGCCGTTCTTTAAGCCGTCCCAAAGTCCAGTAAAGAAGCCCACAATAGGCTTAATTACGTTAGTGTTAAACCAGTCAGCTACAGAGTTCCAGACGCTCTTTATTCCGTCCCAGAGACCAGTAAAGAAGCCAACTACAGGCTGTATAACATATGTGTTAAACCACTCCGCAACGGCTTCCCACGCGCCTTTGATTGCTTCCCAGCATTGTACAGCGACCGCGCTTATCTCGTCCCAATGCTTAACACACAGCGTAATTATCGCAATAATCGCCGCAATTGCACCCACAACGAGCGTGATCGGTGACGTTAATACCGCCATTATTCCGCTGAATATTCCTGTAACGGTGTTGCACACGGCCATAGCGACGTTATATGCCACCAAAGCACCAGCAACGATTCCGATTGCTATACCCACAGATTCAATAATTGTCATAGCTATTTCGTTTTCGGAGATCCACTTTAACGCATCACCTATACCGCTTAAAACACTGACGATAACACCGCCAGTCCAGCTTGCAAAAGGCTGTAAAATGTTATCCCAAAACCACATTATCATAGGCTGTACGTCAATTATTGCTTGATTGACTATCGCCAAAGCTCCGCTGAGCAAATCAAAAAATGCTGGCATAACATCTTCTATCGTCCAAGCCATAAACGGCTGTAAAACGTTGTCGTATGCCCACTTTAAGCCCTCCCATATTGCGCCAGCTATAGGCTCTATGGCTGTTTTAAGGCCCGTAAAGGCGTTTATAAGGTTAGTAAAGTTAATCCCCTTACCAAGCGACGAAAAAGCGCCCTTTATACGATCCACTAAAGCGTCGGTCGAGCTTTCCACTAAATCCAAGCGGGCGTCGTACTCGCTAAGATCAAAGTCCACGCCAACCGTAGCACCGCCACCAGCTCCCGCGCTGTCGTCTTTGTTCTCCGTCAGCACGTTCATTTCGTCAAAGCCCGCCAGCGAGCCTTTGAGCTTCTTTGCGTTCTTTGTAGCGTCTGCCAGACCACCGCTTATATTGCTTGCGCTTTTGCTTATGTTTTCGGCTTCATCACTTGCGCTTGTATTGGAAATGCCCAAAAAGTTACCAAGCTTATCCGCAAGCGGGCTAATGGCGTTCAGTGCGTCCGTTGCTACCCTTGCCATAGCATTAAGCCACGGTAACACAGCGCTCACTATAGGCATAAAAAACTTGGAAAGCGATATGCCCAAATTGGTAACTTGCTGTTTTAATGACCTAAGCTGGTTGCTGGGTGAGTTTATGGTACGCGCCAAGTCGCCTTGGGCGTTGCCTGTTTGTTTTAATATAGCCACATACCGCGCCAGTACCTTTTGTTGCTGGGTTAATTCAGCGCCGTTTTTAGCGATACCTTCACTGTATGCGACCTGTTTTATGGTATTTTCGTCAACGAGTATTCCGAGGGATTTTAAAGGCTCTGTTTCGCCCGTTATTCCAGCCCTTAATTTATTAAAAGCCTCGGCGCTGTCAAGGTTATAAAACGACGCCATATCCTCGGCCAGAACAGATATACCCTTGGACATTTTCAAAGCGTTGTCCTCGGCTACGCCCATCGAGCTGGTCATATTGTATATGGTGCCGATGTTCTTTTGCATTGCCACGGCATTAAGCCCCAGTGTTTTAGATACCTCGTCACTCCACGACCGCACAGCTTCTTCGTTGTCGCCCATAACAGTTCTAAACAACGAGTCGCTTTCGATCGCTTCCATACCGCTTGTAATAGAGTCCTTAATAACTTTGCCTATACCCAGCGCAACAATGCCTGTTTTGAGCTTTTTAAACACAGAGGAAACGCCCGACGCGCCTTTTTGTGCGCTTTTCTGGAGGCCAGAAATGCTTTTATTGGCTTTGTCCATTTCTTTGCGTAGCTCGTTGGTGTTGGCTGTTATTAAGACCTCTAATTCGTCAACTGTCAACTATAACACCTCCCATTTTGATAGTGTTTCGACGGGCTTGGCGTTCCATTTCCTCGTCCGTCATAGGCTTTAAGTCGGTGTCGTTTTCTGTAAAAGGCTTTGAGGGATAGTGTTTTGGATTATTAAAGGCGTACGCGACGTACTTACCCAACATCCAGTTAAGCGTATCTTTTTCCTTAAGCCTTTGCTGTTCTCTTTGATTAAATACTTTGATATGTTTTACCCATTGCTTGGGATTTAAGCTCCAGAAATAGTGCAGATCAAGCCCTATCGCTATAGCGTCTGCTTCCAGCTCCCGCCACATATCACCAAAGAATTTTACAGCTTGTCCATTTCCTCGATCATCATAGCTTGACGTTTCGCTTTCAGCTCGCGCACCTTCGCCAAGTCCACGTCCCTCGATAAAAAACCCCCGTTAATCAAAGCCTCCATAATATCCATAACCAGCTCGTCCTTATCGTTTTCCTCCAGATAAGCGTCGATTGTAGAGAGGGCCACGGCTTTACTAACACCGTGGTTGCCATTATCGTCGATCATACCCTTCTGGACGAAAAGCGCCAGATTGCCGATTGTGGTATCGGATATACAGTTTTCTATAGGCAATTTCTTTGCCTGTTCGATTTCATCAACGCGTGTAGCGTTATATTTCAAATTCAGTTTCATAATATCCTCCATTGATTTGATTTAAAAAAATAGGGCGATCTATGAAAGACCGCCCCATATAAATTTACGCTTTGCTTGCAGTATAAACGGGCTTACCGCTTACACGAATAGTAGCAGAGAAGGTAGCCAGACCGTCGGGAGTCTTTTCTCCGTCCTTAAAAGACTTCAAAAAGCCATTGAAAGTCCAAGTAGCACCGCTGGGATATTTTACTTCCCACTGCTCCATAGACTGGCTCTCGGCAAGTGCCAGCATTTTCTCGACGTTGGATTCCTCCTTGATGTTACCAGCAAGAGAGACCTCGCCAGCGTCCTTAGAGCCCGCAATAAACTCCTTGTAGTTATCGGGGCTATCCAGATCGGTGGCGTCGATTTCTTCGCTCTCTACACCGATTTCACCAATCGAAGTAAGGTTAGCGATTTTCAAATCTTCGGTTTCATCCCCGCCCTTTTTCTTGGTAAGGGTGGTACCCATAGTTCTTTGAGCACTCATTATGCATTCCTCCTTTATACTTTCTTGGTAAATCTACACGCAATGTGGCGCAGATCACCTATGTTCGGTACGTCGTTTGAAAACGACATAATATATAGATTAGACCTCATTATTCCCTCAACTTGGGATAACGCCGTACTTGCTGTCACGCTATCCTCAGCCCAGATATCGATTTGGATTTCTACATCTTGGCTGGATATATCGCCGTCCAAGTCGGCGGTTACAGCGTTATTACCGACGCCGAATATAACGGCGGGTAAATCTGTAAACACAGCGGGTTTACTTTGCGCAACGAAATAAGGTAGCTCTTTCAAACTGTTGTATACGTCTGTCTTTGGTAAATACATCATTGACCTCCTTTGCTGTTTGGTTTCAGCTTGGTTTTAACACCGTCTTTAAACATTTGCTTTATGGTTTTTTCGTTTTCTTTCAGCGCTGGATACATATACGGCTGAGCTTCTTGGCCCTTGGTATAAATCCATTCGCCCGTGCCCTCGTCAAGATAAGCCCAGCCTTTGTCTTTATATTCAAGGCTGAGCCCTTTGACGTCGTATGGATATGTGCCGTTACCTTTAATGCCCGTGCCAAATTCGACATAAGGAGCGTATTCTACGTTAGTGTAGACCCGCCCCTCTATCGATTTAGCCGTTTTTTTGACTTTCATATGGATACTGCCCGCCAACTGCCCCGTATCGGTCGGCGCCAGCGCTTTTGCCTGTCCGTGTACCAACTGCGTGGCCTTGGTGACAATATCCACAAGCTCCATATTTGCAATGTTGTTAAAACGCTTTGTTAAACGGTCAACGCCTTTTATACTTACGTTCGCCAATCCGTACCCACCACGAGAATGTGGCTATCGCGGTTATATATGCTCTTTACCGCATACAACTGGTCGTTGTAGAAAATTATATCATCCTTTTTCAGTCCGCTATAATCGGTGGTAATAGAGATACTAACCTTATAGTCCAGCCCGTAGTCCTCCTGTATTTTTTCACAGTTTGAAAAATTGACGTTACCTTTAAACGAATTTTTAACGGCATAGCCAAGCGTTTTAACGTCTCCTTCTGCGTCTGTTTCTGTGCGCTTATCCATTAAGTGGATTTCTTTATCGTAAAACGTCTTAGCTATTGCCGTTTTCATTGTTTGCGGGATGAACAACCTTGATCCTCCTATATCTACTAAGCAACTCAGTAAATCCAGTGAACAACGCCTCGTCGCTTGTTGTGGCAAAGTACCTCGTCACCTCGTTGGCGTAAGATACAGACTGTCCATTGTCGCTCACGCTGGATATGGCACGCTCAATGTCAGTGCCGTTATCTTTAGCGTTAAGACACCGCGCAAGACCTGTGTTAACAATGTTAGCAAGAATACGTTCCGTTTTGGCTGGAATCGCGTCACAGCACAAATAGAGCTGTACCCGATTCATTACCTCGTCGATTACAAAATCAATCAAGCCCGCGTTTGCTTGCTCGATCTCATCAAACTTAGTGTTGATGATTTTTAAATACCCTTTAATCTTTGCACTTGTTTCGTCCATACTAACACCTCCTTTGCGTAGTATTGGCGTTTATTTGCCCTCTGCGGGCTTTTTCGGCTTGCTCTGTGTCTTTTCCTCGACGCGCTCGTAAACGTCGCTGTGCTTCAAATATTGGGGGATTAAAGAGGCGTTTGTTACGTCCTCAATAATCCCCGTTACCTTATGCTTAAATTTCATACCATCACCGTTTGACTTTTCTTTGTTTTATTTTTTCTTAAAAAGTATCTGCGTACTTAATAAGATCGGGCATAACTGCCTTGGTACCCTTGGAGAAGAAAAGCTCCAGCGCGATATCGTTGGAAAGAGGAATCTTCTCTGCGTCGTATTCGTCGGTGGTTACAAGCTGTGCAACAGCACCCTCGATCATACAAATGGCGGGCTTGGTCTGTCTGTGGTTAGAGTAAATTCTAACCTTGTGGAAAAACTCGTCCTTCAAACCGCTGAGGCTGTTGGGTACAGAGTCAATATAGTTCTGTACAGCGGAATATACAGCGGGAGAAACGGTAACGACGATCATATCACGGTCTACACCGTCTACGAAGTCGTTCTTGGTGGTCTCCACTGCAAGGATCAATTCCTCCAGCTTTTCTGCCACGGTCCCCTTGGTAAGAGCTACGGCGGTACCTTCCTTTTCAGCGCAAGCAAAAAACTCACCGTCAAGGTAAGCGATCATACGCTTAATGTGGTTAGCCTTTCTCTTTTCAGCCATACCAGCAAGGCCGTAGAGCTTAACGTCCTTCTTGGAAAGTTCCTCTACAATTTCCTTGTCGGTATCAACGGAAATAGTTGTCTTACCGCCGTTATCCAGCGCCTTACCCTTACCGCCAGTACGCGCGGTACCGAGATCGTCGACGGTGGCGTTCTTGAAGCGGTTGATCTCTACAGTACCAGTAGTAGCGTCACCGCTGTAGTTCTTGTTCTTAATCTGCTCGGAGATCGCGCCCTTCTGTACGGCTTCAATAACCTCACCGTAAGTCTCGGCGAGCTTGTCCTTGGTTTCTCCGTTTACGAATATATTCAATGCATCCTGTCTTGCCATTAAAAATCACACTCCTTTATGTTTATAGGCATTAAAAAGCCGACATAACCTTTTTAGGCTTGTCGGTGTTGGTGTTGGTATTAGAAAAGTCGGTGGGTGGTGTGCCTTTCAGCTTGTCGGTAACGCCGTTTTCAACTGACTTGTTATAGGTTTTAGCCAGCCTTTCGACGTTTTCCTTTGTTTTGGTTTCGTCTAAGTCTACGACAAAATCAACTAAATCAATGGGGATATTCTTCTGGCTCAGCAATTCCTGTGCTGTCAAGCGTCTTTCACGGAGGGTTATTGCATCCTCGCGCGCCTTTAGCTCTGCCTCACGCTTCTGCTTTGCCTCGCTTTCGCGCTGTTCCGATGTTAGCTGGGCCTGTCTGCGTTCCTCTGCGATTGCTTGCGCTACAGCGTCCTTTACGGCCTGTTCGTTCTTTACTCTTTCTTCGCTTCGGATTTTTCCAGCCAAGTTATCCAGATCGGCTTGCGTGAAAGTCTTTCCAGCGTTCTTGTCCTCGTTTGTAACGGTATTCGCTGTATCTACCGTTTGAGTAGTGGTCTTGTTATCTTCCATAGATAACTCCTTTCTTCCGTTTTACGCCCGTCGGCTTATATATGAAAAGGACGGTATAAACCGCCCTGTTTCAACTGTGTTATATTGTTATAATTCCCGTGGTGTCGGTGAATGTGTTTGAATTAGTAGGTATAACTTCTATCGTTGCCAATACCAAGCCTTGTGATGTTTACTTTTCTTGTAGCCTTGTTGATTGTCACAAAGTCAATAGCGTGGCTTTTATCGTCATTTGCTACAGTGTGCTTTGTT